GCAAGAAGGGTGTCTAACCATTGGGGTAGGATATCGTAGTTGACGATGATGATATCACCCTTCACCGGTCCCGGAGTAGTCCCGTAGAGGATCTGAGTGTTCTGTTGGCCAGGCATGGACTCTCGTATTTCCCTGTCCCATACCAGCTTGATATGGGCTGGGCATACGACTACTGCTGGCCGCTTCTCCGGATGGAGATGAAGGTATGCAAGTGCTTGGATGGTTTTGCCGAGCCCCATTTCAGAGCCGATGAGGGCACGCCCATCCCGATGCTCAATGAATGCAACACCCTGCCGCTGGAAGGGAAAGAGCTCTTTCTTCATCTGGACATCCACTTCCCCTACATCATCAATTGTGGTCGTCGATCGGGACAGGAAGGTTTCAAGTTGAGGATCCAGCTGGAAACACGCTTGCCTCAATATCTCGATAGCCTCAACAGATAGTGGGGCTGTCCAGTATTTCCCGTTTCCATTACTCTGGAACCTCCGTCCAGGGATGGATTTCACTGCTGTTAGGATGTCCCAATTGAAGGGAAAGCGGATCTCTATCACACTTCCTTTGAGAGTGGCCGTGTATTGTGATGCTGTGTTCATGAGTGCTTCCCTTTGAGCAGTCTCACCTTGTTCCACAGATCGTAAATGACGTTGCGGGCTTCCCAACGCGTCCAGGGAAGGTCTCTCTCTGTGTAGTCGTAGTTGAGGATGCGCCAAGCTCGTTTGAGTGAGCTAAGCTGTGACGCTGTTGGATACTTGTTCCACGTGGACGCGGGAGCGTATAGCTGTGTCACTACCCTTCTCCTTGTCTTCCGTCGAGATAAACGAATCCATGTGAACGAGTGTTATTCCAGTTGATAGCTCTACTCTTCAGATGCTCCAAAGCAGCAGCCTTGACGTCGTCAAAGAATTTGGCTGAGAGCCTAGCAGGCTGTGACGTGTACTCCGCAATGTATTCGTGTGGAGGTAAGTTGAACCCCACCTCAAAGGCAAACATTACGGTCGCTCTCGGTATCTCGTTCCAGCTGATTCCCTCTTCTTCTCCGAGTATTCGTGAAGGTGAAGGCATGAGGTAAACGACTTCAGACTTGACTGCAGCAAGGAAGCTGTTGAATGCCTTCTGTGCTTGCTCCTTTGTAGCAAATGCTGTCTGACCACCTCTCTGGTCGATTGGTAAAGCGCTCAATTTCTTGACCTCCTCTGCTCTCTTGCATATAGGACAACCACCATCCTCTGTCGCTTCGTTTGGATTGTACTGGCCATTGCAAGTTGAGCAGTGTATGTCGTCGATGCTCTTCCAGAGTTCGTCGAGCTCTTCAACTGCTTGTTTGGTTTCCTCTACCCAACTCCAGTTGCTTTCAAGCTCATCTGCTCTATCCTGGAAGTGCTCCTGCAGCGCATCAATTGACTCCTGCAAGTCGTCTCCGATCTCTTCCAGCGTTGAGGCTAAGCTCTCTATTGCTCCCGTGATCTCCACCTTCAGCTCAGCTTCTGCGAGTGTTATGCTTTGCTCATCCAGACACTTCCTGAAGGTCTTCGTTACATCTCCGAGACCTTCTCCTGCTGACTCTACTTCGTCAAGCTGTTGAAGTACAGCATCCAGCTGTGTAGACGGTGTGTACGCTTCAAGCTGTTTACGGAGCGTAAGCAGCGTCTCGCTTGCTGACCTCACCATCCAGTGTCTCTCTGTTGCTCCCATTCTTCCTCCTATCCTCCCATTTTGTTCTGTGCATGACTGGTTTCCCTTTTGTTCTGCGCATGACTGGTTTCCCCGGCTGCCATTCCTCCTCCGTCTCCCTGTTGGCAAAATACTTGCCAATCGCTGTGGTGAACGGTCGGGAATATAGGCGGTTCGCCAGTCGTTGTGTGAGCTTCATGTTGGTACGTAGGCTGAAGAGCTGAGAACTGTACCGTGAGGGCACGAGACAGTACTTGTATCCCTTTGAATTGTTAGATGTCCGCATGACGTGGTGGATCCAGTCTAGTTGGTGTTCCCACACCCAGCGGATGTGGGTGAGTCCCTCAGCGGTTTTCATTTCCCTTGCCATACCATCACCTCCTCAGTTCGTATTTTCCTGGATGTCCCGGCTGACTTCGTGATTCAGGGCTTCTACAGTGACTCCTGTCTGAGAGAAGATCGCCACTCTCCTGTTCTTGAACCAAAGTTCGAGGACATGGTCATCTGCTCCTTCCAATCTGTACCCCTGCAACTTTGCTTCAGCACTTAATCCATCCATCTCATTCCTCCTTCCTGAGGCTAGTTGCCTCACCACGGAGCCGGATTCGCTCCGGCCCCGGGCGTGAGCTAACTAGCTATCGTTGCGTTTCCAGTCAATCGGGGCATCTAGCCACTCTTGGCTAAAGGTAACAGGGCGCGCAACAGTCCCCCGCACTTCGGGATGCTGATGTGTGGCTCCCTCCCTTTCGTTGCGTTCTAGTTCAATCGCGCTGCAATCTGGTTCTGTCATTCTCTCATTCCCTCCTATACTGATTGCCTCACCACGAGGCCCGAGTGCTAACATTTGCTCGGGCCATGTCGTGAATCAATTAGACGGTTGTCACCTCCTTTGCCTGCTCCTCGTCTAGATTGGCTAGAACGCAACTCATCTCGTGGCTGATGTGGTAGTGGCGCTGGCAGATGGGGCAGACCCACTCAGATTCCCCGCTCTCAAACTCGCTGTAGCCTGGGCCCATTGAGAGGAACTCCTGCTCAACGAGCTTGCTGTTGTCCACTGGGCAGAGAGGATAGGGGCCGGAGAGAGTAGGATCCTGATTGAGGGTGCTTACTTCTAGGGTGTGTATTCCTGTTGTCATTGTTTTGATCCTCCTATCACTTGATCTCAACTAAGCAGCCTGTGCTGATGTGGCTCTTTAGTGGTGCAAGGTAGAATTGGGTGGTGCCGTTCTTGACGATGAGGAGGACAACTCCTGCATCACGATTTGTCTCTTTCAGGAATGTCACCTTACGGGCCATTGCGGGGGCTTCGATGTGGACCAGCTTGCCAGTGTCTTTGCGAACAGTCTTGACTTCGATCCCGACGCGAATGCCTGTAACGCGGTCAATCCCTGTATAGTCGAAGGGTGCGTTGTGATGAATAGCGTTGAGTGAGCGGACGTTGGTGAAGTGAGTCTTCAGGGCAGCCTTGGCCATCTTCTCACCCTGCTGACCAAGCCGGACGTTCTTCATGTGGGGAAGCTGGGGAACCTGTGCTGTCGTCATCATTACTATAATATATGGTCTTCACTGAAAAGTCAAGTGGTTTTCCCCACAAAATCCCAGAAAATCCCAAGAAATTAGGTTTTTCCCCATTCTCCATATAGAATAAGCTACACAGGGAAGTGATCATGGTAAGAACGAAACCACCACTGGTCAGAAGGACCCACAAGAAGGTTGGAGCCCCCACCTTGTACCGGGATGAGTACGTACCTACAGCCCATAAGCTCAGCCTGTTGGGTTTGACCAATGAGCAGCTTGCAGGTGTCTTCAATGTCAGTCTCCCCTCTATTGAGAAATGGATGAGGACTTACCCCGCGTTCAAAAGTGCTATAAAAGATGGCCGGAATCCTGCTGATGGTAGAGTAGTCAAACGACTGTATGAGCGTGCAATGGGCTACCAGTATGAAGAGATCACCTATGAGAAGATCGTGGTGGCTGGAACAGATGGAGAGAAGATCCCTGCCATCAAGGTCAAGACCGTAGTGAAGCAGGCACTCCCAGATACTGTTGCACAGATATTCTGGCTGAAGAACCGTCAGCCATCTTATTGGAGAGATCGGCATCACACAGAGGTTACTGGAGCTGACGGTGGTGCTATCAAACAGGAGATGAAGGTAATTGGTCAGGATGAACTGAGACCGGCGCTTGAGGCTCTTGTCACTTGTGGAGCAATCCAGTTCAGCCCTAACTAAGGGAGACGATGCTAGCACCAACAGTTGTACGTGGTAAGGACTCCTCCATCAACTGGAACCTCGGTCCTTCTATTGATACACTGTCTCTTGCTTGGACTCGATACATTCCGGTAACACCTACCTCACGTCAACTAGCCTTCCTTCTCTTACCCCATCTTGAAGTCCTCTTTGGTGGTGCAGGTGGCCCTGGGAAGTCCACAGCACTTCTTATCAGTGCATTGCAGTATGTAGACACCAAAGACTATGCTGCAATCATCATCCGCAAGACATACACAGACCTCTCTCTACCCGGAGCCTTGATGGATATGGCATCTGAATGGCTGATGAATACAGATGCACGATGGTCTGATCTTGAGAAGACCTGGCACTTCCCATCAGGAGCAACTGTCACCTTTGGATATATGGACAATGTACGGGACAAGTACCGTTATCAGAGTGCAGCATTTCACTTCGTTGCATTTGATGAACTCACCCAGTTCCCTGAATCTGACTACACGTTCATGTTTGGTCGGCTCCGGCGGCATGCTAACTCTGACATTCCTATCAGGATGAGGAGTGCATCCAACCCAGGAGGTATTGGTCATGATTGGGTGAAACGGCGATTCATGGATGAGAAGACTACTGACCGCATCTTTCTCCCTGCACGTATCCGTGACAATCCTCATATCGATGCAGAGCAGTATCGCAGGTCTCTGGCAGAGTTGGATCCAATCACCCGGCGTCAGATCGAGGAAGGAGACTGGACTGCACGGCATGGTGGCAACAAGTTTCGCCGGGAGTGGTTTGGGATCGTTGACGAGGCTCCAGTGGAGGTGTCTGCAGTACGTCGATGGGACATGGCAGCTACTGAGGCTAAGCCTGGCAAGGACCCTGATTGGACTGTAGGGCTGAAGCTGGGGAAGTCCACCAACAACGTCCTCTATATCATGGATGTGCGGAGGGTACGAAGCTCTTCCAATGCAACAGAACAGCTCATCAAGCAGACTGCTCAGCTGGATGGGAAGTACGTGAAGGTCCGGATGGAACAGGAGCCGGGCTCTAGTGGGATTACCGTCATTGATGATTACCGGCGCAGAGTGTTGATGGGCTATGACTTTGCAGGAATCCCATCAACAGGACCAAAAGAGCTCCGCGCCAATCCTGTCGCTAGTCAGGCGGAGGCCGGCAATATCAAGATCGTCCGGGCTCCCTGGAATGTAGCACTGTTGGATGAACTGGAGTTGTTCCCTTCAGGCTCTCATGATGATCAGGTTGATGCACTCTCGGGAGCACTTGAGGACCTGTCGGGGATTCGGGAACACCCACCGTTCATGGTTGGATAGGAGATTATAGATGTCGATACTTGATACTGTCAGGAGTCGAGTGGCGCTAGCTCTGTTGCCGGGAGCATCTCGACAGGCACTGAAAGCACCTGGCCAAGGTCCTCTTCTCCACGCCATGTCCAACCGTATGCCTGACGTTCCAATCTGGACGGACATGACTGTTCAGAAGGCTACCCGCGATGGGTACAAGATGAGCGTCTACGTCTACCGGGCTGTGCGCCTCATCGTGCAGTCCGCCTCCGTCATTCCATGGATTGTGCTGGACAAGAAGGGTGAGGAGATTGTTGATCACGATTTCACATTGATAATGCAACGTCCCAATCCCTTCTTCTCTGGCCAGGACATGATGGAGTTCCTGATATCTCACCTCTTGCTAGCAGGTAATGCACTGTTGCAACCCCTGGTGGTCCGCCATAGAGTCAGGGAGATATGGACAGTTATGCCAGACCTGGTTCAGCCCATCCCATCAGCTAACATCAGTGAATGGCTCAAGGGGTGGCGAGTTACCCTTCCCAACCAGCAGATTGATGTGCCACCTAAACAGTTCTGGCACTTCATGCAGATGGATCCAGCCAATCCATACTGGGGAACCGGGGCTCTGGCAGCTGCAGCTCGGGTGGTTGATACTGATAATGAGATGCAGGATACGCAGAAGATCAGTATGCAGAACCGAGGGACGCCTGATGGCGTCTTCACCTTTGCTGTCCCTCTGAATCAGGAACAGTTTGAGGAAGCCTCCCGCCAGGTGAGGGAGAAGTACCTGGGGAAGCAGAAGCGGCGTGAGCCCTGGGTGGTTGGTAGTGGTGCCAAGTGGGAACAGATGGGTCAGACGGTTGTTGAGATGGACTACATAGCATCACGGTTGTCCAACCTGAGGGCTATAGCAACTGCCTTTGGGCTGGATGGGTGGTGGTTGGGTGATAAGAGTGCTTCAACCTATAACAACGTAGCAGAGGCTCGCAGAGGCCTCTACCAGGACACTATCATTCCCCTGTTGGAAGATGTTAAGTCCACACTGAATCTCAAGGTCCCCTCCATCTACGGAGGTGGAATCACTGTGGACTATGACACTTCGAGGGTTGTAGCTCTCCGGGGAGATTATAGTGACAAGGTCAATCAGGCAAAGACGTTGTGGTCACTGGGAGTACCCTTTGACCAGATCAATGCCAGGCTGGAGATGGGCTTTGACGAGTTCCCTGGATCAGACAAGGGTTATCTGCCTCTCAACCTCACAGTTGTCGGAGATACTGGCACTCCTTCTACAGAAGAAGAAGAGGAGGAGCCGGAGAAACTACTGCTGACTTCTCCTGATTACAAGTCACTCAATCTGCAAACAGAAGAGGCAAAGGCCGCTCATTGGAAGCGGATAGACCAGCGGAGGGTGAACTGGTGGAAGGTAGTGAGTCAGAAGATTGAACCACTCTACAAGGCAGAAGGAGTGGCCGTGGGGAAGGCCTTGAGTGCACATAAGGCGAAGGCGATGACTCCAAGGGACTGGGAAGCCGCATATAGTGATGACCCTCCTCATTGGGCTGTCGATATGGACCCCTCCCTGTTTGCTCAGGAGTTTATCAAGGAGCTGGAGGAGCGAAAGCTGCCCTCTGTCCTAGAGATAGGCTGCGGTAATGGTAGGGACAGCATATTCTTCGCTAGGGCCAAGCTGAAGGTTACAGCTATTGACGTGGCACCTAGTGCTATCAAGCTAGCCAAGGAGAACGCCAAGGAAGCAGAAGTGCCTGTGGACTTTATGGTAGCTAATGCAGAAGAGCTTCCCTTCAATGACGAGGAGTTTGGCTCAGTGTTCTCATTGTCCGTCCTCCACGCTAGTGACCTGATGAAGTCCATACCAGAGGTGCACAGGGTGTTGATGCCTTCTGGGGTAGCCTTCATCTATCTCTATGCAGACACACAGCTAGTAGATGGGAGTCGAGAGGAGTACACCACCATGGAAGCTTTCACCACTCTAGTGAAAGAGGTGGGTTTCTCTATTGTGGACATCTACTCTGAGCAAGAGGAGAACTTTGATGAGTTCGGAGAGAAGCATAAGATCCTCGTGGCGTTGCTGGAGGTTGCATGACCTGCGACTATGTGAAGCAGGATGGCCGTTGGATATGCCAGGCAACGCAGTGCAATCACTGGACCAAAGAAGGGTGTGAACTCGGCAAGGTCTCGCTGACTTGTGATGACGATGATTGCCAATGGAATGAGGGAGGCCACTGTAAGTCGATGGATGTCCATCTCGATGCTGATGGTAAGTGCTTAGGGAGAAAGGCAAGAGTGTGATGAACCTGAAGCTTGGAGCCTCGTCATATTACAGGAGCAAGTCAGCTGCTTCGTTGGCAGCTGCAGCCAAGAAGGCTATAAAGGCTCAGCAGCCCCAGTGGGAGAAGACACTGACGGCAATCCACCTTGCTCTCATTGAGGATTTCGGAGAGGAGATTGCTGATGACTTGGGGGCAAAGGTCTCAATGGGTCCAGAGGAATTCAAGTGGGAGTTTGATCCAACAAGTGAGGCCATCCGGGCGTGGATTGCCAAGAATGGAGCTGAGAGTATCACATCAATTCTGGCGACTGACCTTGCTGACGTGAAGAGGGTCATACTTGCCGGGGTCGAAGAAAATCTGACTACTTCACAGATCGCCAAGAATGTCAGGCAGTTCTATGCTGACAACAATGCGTACAAGGCTATGCGAGTAGCCCGCACTGAGGTAAATCATGCTGCTGGAGCCGGGCAGAGGGAAGCCGCCAGGCAGTCTAGCATAGTGAAGACTCACAGTTGGTTGAGCAGTCGTGATGATAGAGTAAGAGACGAGCATGCTGCTCTTGATGGAGAGACAGTAGCCTTTGATGAGCCCTATTCTGACGGTTCAATGTACCCAGGTGAGAAGGATATCAACTGCAGGTGTGTTGAGACCTTTGGGACTAGGTAAGGCAATGGGGGTATTATGATGGAACGTAAGACACTCGGATTTGAAATCAAAGATCTTGATGAGGAGACCGGAGTATTCACCGGCTATGCGGCCACTTTCAGCAAGAGACCTGATAGCTATGGGGATATCATTGACCCTGGTGCCTTCAAGAAGACACTCAAAGAGGACCGGAACAGGATTGTGATTCTCTGGAATCATGACATATGGGAACCAATCGGCAAACCTCTGGAGATCGCAGAGGACGTCAAGGGACTGCTAGTCAAAGGGCAGCTCACACTCGGTGTCCAGCGTGCTCGGGAGATCCTAGCTCTCATGAAAGATGGTGTAGTCAGCGTGATGAGTATCGGTTTCGAGACCATCAAGCAGGTCAATATGGAAGGAGTTCGCCACCTCAAGGAACTCAGGCTATTCGATGTTTCCCCGGTAACCTTTGCAGCCAATCCGGAGGCTATCATTCTGAGTGTGAAGCAGGAGAACACCGATGCTGCTGTTGAGGCTATCACTGTGGCAGGTGAGAAACTTGCCACTGCTGTTGATGCATTCCAGGCACTCCTTGATTCAGTAGGCAGGAAATCTGAGCCGGAGGAATCCACTCAAGAATCTGATGCTGTTGAGGAAGGAGCCGCAGAACTGGAAGGCGAAACTCAGGCAAATACAGAAGGGGATCCAGACAAGAGCGATGATCCTGATATGCAGCGGTTGGTTAGTTCTGTTGGGACCCTCAAAGCCATGAACGAGAGGTTTGACGCTCGTGCTGCTGAGGCCAGGATACAGTCGTTGCTTGACCAGATCAACCCCAACAAGGAGTAAAGAAATGCCACCTGAAACGGAAGAGAAGACCCAGGCGACCCCAAGCGGATTGGCAGACCTGATCCAGTCTGCTGTGGCGGAGTTTCGTTCAGCCGTAGTCCGGCAGGACGAAGAGATCAAGAAGCATGGCGAGGCCAGCGGTGAGACTGTGGCGATGATAGAGAAGCTCAATGCCCGGCTCGATGACCTTGACCTCAAGATGCAACAGGCCAGCATCCCTTCCCCCGCAGTGTCAGATGCTGATGGTGGCTCTGCAACCCCTGAGGCGAAGGAGCGCAAAGCTGTATTCCTCAAGTGGTGTCGTGGGGGACTTGGAGTGCTTGAGCCTGCTGAGCGCAAGGCACTGGTAGAGGACGCTACCGGCCAATACCTTGTGACAGAGGAACTGGATGCGGAGATTGTCCGCACCCTTCCCAAGATCACGGTCATGCGTGGTCTGGCGACTCAGCGGTCTATAGGCTCAGATCGCATCAAGATGCGTAGCCTCGGTGAAGTGTCAGTTGGATGGGGGAAGCTTGAGACAGGGACAGACCCAGAAGAGTCTGAGCCTACTCCTGGTGTCCCCACGTACCAGTACATCGAGAACCTCCAAGGACTGGCCAAGATTGGTGTGGACGAACTGGCAGACAGTGACTTCGCTCTTGAGTCCATCCTTGCTGATTCGTTCAGCAGGGCTCTCGGTGAGGCGGAGGATCTTGCGTTCTTCCGTGGTGCTGGTCACGATTCAGATGCCCCTGAGGGCGTGTGTATCAACGCCACCCTCGTGGCTGCAACTGTCACTACGACCGTGGCTGCTGCAGTCACCATCGAGAAGTTCCTCGAAATGGTCTACACCTGTCCCACTCAGTACCGCAGGAATGGCGAGTTTGTGGTCAACTCCACGACTGAGCTCTTCATGCGACAGCTGAGGTCTCTGACCGGGTTGACCTATGAGGGACCCTTCATGTGGCAGCCGAGCGTCCAGGCCGGACGTCCCAATACCTTCCTCGGCTATCCCATCCACACCCAGGATGACATGAAGGAACTCAGTGACACAGCCGAAGTCATCGGAGCATTCGGTGACTGGAAGGCAGGATACCGCATCATCGATCGCAAGGGCATAACCATCCAGCGGCTTACCGAGCTCTACGCTGAAGCTGGGTTGGTTGGGTTCCTTGCCACCAAGCGTGTCGGTGGTTCAGCGATGCGGGCTGCCCAGAAGCCCATAGTCCTGCTGACCGAAGCCTAGTAGGTGACGTGAACGAAATGAAATAGGGCGCGTGGTTGGGAGCATTACCGCCCCGCCCTGGAGGAAAGAAATGGGAGCTAACTACAGAGGATACAACCCAGTCACCGGAGACGACATCTGGACTATTGCTGGTGAGCAACAGATCGCATCCGGTGGCGTGCTTGTGGTGGAGTCAGGCGGCAAGATTGAGGTCGAAAGCGGCGGCGAGATGGAGGTTGAAGACGGTGCAAACCTGAACATCGAGAGCGGGGGCACCTTCGGCATAGAGGTTGGAGGCCTGTTCACGCTCGGCTTGGGCACCATCCTGAACTTCAACGACAGCGACATTCTTGTCACCAATGCTGCCGGGAAGCTCACGGTCTCGTCCACTTGGGCCACTGTTGGCAGGACTGGCAGACCGTTCGGAGTTGAGCTGACGCTCAGTGGTAACTCGGGCCCATACGTCAATGCCCTCAAGGGCTACGTTGACGCCAGTGCTGGAGGTACTACTGGTCTCCTGTCCGCCGTCAACTGCGAGATTAAAATGCCGAGTGGAGCTTGCGCTGGCGCCTTCTATCCACTTGAGGTTGAGTGGGTAGGACAGGCAGGAACATCGTTTGGCGCGCCTGGTACGGGTTCGCAATCTGGCTTCCTTTACTTAGCAGCCACTGGGACTGTTACCGACCTCGACTCCGATGGTGTGTTCATGAGCCTTAATGGG